CCGGCCCTGCCTCGCCCATCAATCCCCGCCCGCCCCGCATTGGAAACGAAGTAGGCTCCGCGACAACGCCACCCTTGGCAAACGGCATCACCCGCCCCTGACTGAACGCGCCCCCCTTTTCGAACGGCATCAGCCCCGACACCAGCGAGTTGATCCCCTGTGCCAGAAACCCGCCAAAAGCGTTCTGCACCGGCCGGATTGCCGCGCCATAGAACGAACTTGCTATCGACTGGCCCAACCCCTTCAGCACATCCGACAGTCGCGCCCCGTCGAAAACCAGCCCGTCAAAGGCCTTGCGCAACCCGCTGCCAATGCCGACCGACAGGGTCCCCACCTCACGCCCTGTATAGGTCAGGCTTTCCCGCATCCGGGCCAACTCGCCCTCGAACGCCGCCGCCATGCCTGCGGCACTGCCAAGCGTCGCCTCCAGCGCCGCGATCTGCGTTTCGAACTCGTCGATCTCAGCCATTGTCGCTCTCCTTGATCCGATCCGGAAACGCCCGCGCCAATTCGTCCAGCCTTGCCCGGGTCAGGGGCGCCGCTCCCGCCTCTAGCCCCAGCATCACCCGCAATTCGACCGGGGTCAGCCGCCAGAACGCGTCCGGTGCCAGGCCAAGGCCCAGCATGCCCGCCCGCATCAACCCCGCCCAGTCGATCGCGCGGCTCATCGTTCGGCAGGCAGCGCAAAGGCGCGTGCCAGCATCTCCGCCGCCACCCTCGCCGCCTCGACCGGCCCGCCGCCAATGTCGACCGACCGCAGGTCGGCCGCCGACCCGTTCCAGCCGCCACCCCGCAACCCCGCCACGATCAGCGCCAACACGTCGCGCGTTGAAAACCGCCCCGCCTCGAACCGCTCGACCAGTTCCACCAGCGACCCCGTTTCCAGCGCCGCTTCCAGTTCCGCAAGCGCTCCCAAGGTCAGCTTGCCCACATGGCGCTGCCCATCCAGCCAGATCGCCACCTCGCCCGTCCAGGGATTCGCCATTACAGCGCCGTGAACGTCATCACGCCCGCCGACGCCATGGTCAGCTCATAGGTCGCCTCGCCATTGTGGCTGCCCGAGTATTCGATGGCGGTGATCTGGAACGGCCCCTCGATGACCCCGAAACTGGGAATGATGACCTGAAAATCCGGCACTTCCCCATTGAAGAAGATCGCCCGCGCCCGTGCATCCGTCGCCGCGTCCCGGAACACGCCCGACCCGCTGATCGATGCCGACTTGACCCCCGCCCCCGCCAGAAGTTCGCGCCACCCGCCCTGGCTCTCCAGACTGGTCACGTCCACTGTCTCCGCGTTGAAGCCGACCCGCGTCGCCCGCAGACCCGCGATGGTCTCGAAAGTCCCGTCGCCGGTCATGTCCAGCTTCACGAGCAGGTCCTTGCCACTTTGCACAGCCATGGCTGATCTCCGATTTGTGAAATTTTACTGCCACTTGTCCCCAAGTATCAGCCGCATCATGTTCGATTTTGGTAAGTCTAGATCTCGATGCGCGCCCGGAACACCAGGTCGATCCGCCGCGAGGCACCGTCCTCCAGCCGCCGCGCCACCGCGCGCAGGAACCGCAGGTACACCAGCCGACCCCGCGCCAGCACCAGCCCCGCATCGACCAGCGCGTCCGATACGATCACCGCCACTTCCTTGGCCCCCTTGAACCCGGTCGCATCCGAAATGACGCTGATTGTCAGCCGATGTTCCGCCCCACCGCCGGTCTTGTCCGAGGCGTCGATCACCTCTTCCGGGCCGATCAGGATGAAGGTTCCCTTGCCCTGCCCCTTTGGCAGCGCGTCCACCACCGCCACGCCCGTCAGAAGGGCCTCGGTCGACAGACGCTGCCAGATCGCGGCCTGCAAGGCCGCCGCACTGCCATAGCTCATGCTGGTTCCTCCTCGCGTGCCGCGCAGATCAGATAGCGCCCGTCAGCATTCCGTTCGGTCACCGCCAGAATGGCGAACACCCGGCTGCCGTCGCGAAACCGCTGCCCTGCCAACGGCCGCGACGCCGCCCCCTGCGCTGCCCCCCGCACCGTGATGCGGAACGGCTGCGTCGACAGCGGCACCTCGATACCCCCGCTTTCGCGCCCCGAACCGGGTGCCACCTCGGCCCACAGATGCCCGCGCAAAGACCAGACCCGCGAAAACCCCCCCGCGCCGTCCGGCGTTACCACCTCGCCCTCCAGCGCCAGACGGCGGTGCAGTCGCGGCACCCTCATCGCGCACCTCCGCCCAGCACGCGCACCGTGCGCCAGCGCTCGATCAGCACCTGCACCGCATGCGGCAACCCCGCCGCCTCACGCACGCCGGCCTCGTGGCGCATCTCGTAGTACTCCGCCGCCAACAGGAACACTGCCTGCGCCAGATCGGCCGGAACCGCCGCCCAGGCTCCGAAGCCTGCGGTGAACAGCACTTCCGCACGCCCGCCCTCGGCCACCATCGGCAACAGCGTTCCCGTCGCCGCGATTTTAGGCCGGTGCGTATCGCGCACCAGACGATAGCGGTCAGCGGCCACCACCGTCCCCGCCCCCGCCGCATCGAACAGCGTCACCGACACCACCGCCGTCACCGGTGCCACCGGCAGCGCCTGCTCCGACCCCTGCCGCCAGTCATCCAGAACCAGCAGAAGGTTGCGCGCGATCAGCATCTTGGCCGTGCGCCCCTCGACCACCGCCAGCGCCGCCCGCAGATAGTTTTCCGCCTGCGAATCCTGCAGCGCGTCATCGGCAAACCCGCTGCCAAGCCGCAAATGACCCTTCAGCGCCTGAATGGGCAGTGCCGCCTGCGGCACGCCCCCCTGCTCGATCAGCAACATTTCTCGCACTCCAGAAAGCCGAATGTTCCCTCAAGGCAAACCGGCCGCCCCTCTCAGGGGCGACCGGAATTCCCGTTCTTCAGGTCAGGGCGAACCGCAGCAGCTTGATCGCCGCAAAGTCCGTCACATCGCCACCCACGCGCTTGGACGCATAGAACAGGACATGCGGCTTGGCGCTGAACGGATCGCGCAGGATGCGCAGGTCCGGGCGTTCAGCAATCGTGTAGCCCGCGTTGAAGTCGCCAAAGGCGATGGCAAAGGCGTTCGCCGCGATGTCCGGCATGTCCTCGCAGACCAGCACCGGATACCCCATCAACGTCGAGGGTTGACCCGCCACCAGACCATCCGACCACAAGAAGCGGCCGTCGGCATCCTTCATCTTGCGCACGGCCCCGGCAGTTTTCGAGTTCATCAGGAACGTTGCATTGGTGCGATAGTCTGCACCCAGCGCATAGACCAGGTTCACGATGGTGTCGGCCGCGTTCACCGCAGGGAAATCCGCCGCCGCCCCCGAAGGTACATAGCCGATGCTGCCCCAGGTCCAGGATGCGTTCGTGACCTTTGCCGGCAGAAGGATGCCCCTGGGCTTGTCCACCCCGTCACCATTGATGAACGCCGCCGCCTCGGCGCGGATGAACCGCGTGGCGATCTTGCCAGCAAGCCAGCCTTCCACGTCGAACGCGCTGTCGTCCAGCAGCCGCTGCGACGCCTTGGGCATCGCCGACAACTCGTGCAGCTTGATCGAGATGCGCTCGATCGTGGGGGTCGAGGTTTCGGTCTGCGCAGCCAATTCGGTCGCCCAGCCCGACCCCACTTCGGTGCGGTCGATCAGAACGTCGAACGAGGTCGCATCGATCTGCACCACATTCGCCACAGCCCGCAGGGTCGAGGTAGACAGCAGCAGCGAACGGATCGTGTCCGCCGTCTGCGGATCCACCAGGAAACCGCCATCGGCGGCCACCGCCGTGGACAGGGCCTTGCCCTCCAGCACCAGCCCCCGCAGGCTGTCGTCGTCGCCCGAGCGCAGATAGGCGCCAAAGGCTTTCTTGTGGGGCACATCGGCTTCGGCATGTGCCGACAGCGCCGGGCGCCCATAGGTCATCGTCTTGCGGTCCAGCATGGTCATGCGCTCTTCCTGTTGTTGCATCGCGGTCTTCACTTCACCCTGAAAAGCATTGAACTCTTTCAGGAATCCGGCCATTGCGGCAGTCACGTCCGCACCCGGTTGGGCACGGGGCAAAACTTCCCCGGCCCGGGACTTCGTCTCGGTCATGTTGGCTATCCTCAGGTTGGTCGTGCTTTCGGTCTAGCGTCCCGCCAGACCCCGCCGCGCCTCGTCCAGAAGCGTGGCCAGTGCAGCCCAGGTCTCGGCGCCGGGGTCATCCCCCTTCGCCGCCACCCGTGCCTCGGGAAGCATGGGGAAGGTCACCAGCGACACCTCCCACAGCTCCAGCTCGGCAAGCAGGCGGTTGCCCTTGCCGTCGCGTTCCGCCCGCAGCGTGCGATAGCCGATCGACAGTCCGTCGATCGCACCCGCAGCCAGCAGTGCCGCCGCCTCGCGCCCCTGCGCCACCTCGTCCAGGATGCGGCCCTTCACATACAGACCCGTCGCATCCTCGCGCACTTCTTCCCACACGCCAATGGGGCGCGCGGGATCATGCTGCCACAGCATCTTGACCCGCCGCCCGGCCGCCGCCAGCGCCTTCAGGCTGACCGCATAGGCCCCCTTCTGCACCACGTCGCCGCCCTGGTCGCGCCGCCCGAACAGCGACGCATAGCCTTCGATCATCTTCCCCTCGGTCACGGTAAACCCCGCCTCGGGCCGGTGAAACTTGCGCTCCGGCGCGCCAAACGCTGTCATGTCCTGCATCGCCTACCTCATCGCCGTGAAAACCACCTCGGCCGCCTGTGCCAACAGAAAGGCCGCCAACCCGTAAACCCCTACCCAGATGCGCTTTTCCATCCGCTCAAGGCCCCCTTCTATGCGGCCCAGCCGGTACTCCAGCGCACTCCACCGCTCGTCCGCCACCCGCTCGTTTGCCTCGATACGGGCATGGGCGGCATCGAAACTCTCGTACAGGTACCGCGACCCGCCCACCGCAGGCTTGCTGCGGACCGTCATGCGTCCTCCGCCAGGGGCGGCAGCCCCAGGATCGCGCGCTTCTCGGACACCGTCAGGAACTCTGCCGCCCCCACCCGCGCCCATTGCTGGTCACGCTCGACCGACAACGCCGGCACCTGGTCCAGATCGGGTCGCAGTTCGACCGCCTCGCCACCGAACATCGACAGCCAGTGGTTGATGTCGGCCAGCACCTTCGTCGCCAACGGCAGCACCGTCAGCCGAAAGAACGCCCGGTTCGCCTCTTGATAATTCGCATAGGTCGCGTCGCCGGGAATGCCCATCAGCATCGGCGGCACACCGAACGCGATGGCAATCTCGCGCGCCGCCGCCTCCTTGGTCTTGTGGAACTCCATGTCCGACGGACTGAACCCCATCGGCTTCCAGTCAAGCCCCCCCTCCAACAGCATGGGCCGCCCCGCATTCCGCGCGCCCTGATGGTTCGCCTCCATCTCGGCGGTCAGCCGGTCATATTGCTCGGACGACAGTTGCGACTGCCCGTCGGCACCCTTGTAGATGATCGCCCCCGAAGGCCGTGCAGCATTGTCCAACAGCGCTTTCGACCAGCGGCTTGCACTGGCATGCACATCCACCGCCACCGCCGCCGCCTGCATCGGCGAAAAACCATAGTGGTCGTCCTGCGGATGGAACGTCCGCAGATGACAGATCGCAGGCACCTCACGCACATCGAACCGATGCCGCTTGGCCCCCACCGTATAATCATAGGCCACCGGCCAGCCGTCTGCGCCCGGCACCACCGCCATCCGGTCCGACCGCAGCACATGCAACTCGCCCGGCAGCAAGCCCACCCCCGGCACCGCCTCCAGATAGGCGTTGCCCGACAGGATCAGTTGGCCATACACCGCCTCCAGAAATTCCGCCCGACCCTGCGCCGCATTCGGTCGCCGCATCAACTCGATCAGCGGGTGCACCTCGTACCGGCGCTCTGCGTCCTGCAGCACCAGCGGCAGCGCCGCCGCCGCCTCCGCGATCAACCTGACCGCCCGGAACCCTATCGGATTGCCCAGAAACCCGGACTTCGTCAGGCTGACCGTATCGCGCGGACTCCAGGCCACGCGACCCCCGGTGGCAAAGGCCACCACCCGCCCCGTCGCACTGGCCTTTGCCTCCGGCACCTCGGCCAGGGCCGCATCAGCCACGGTCGGGGCCACGCCCCGCCGCAGGAAATCGAACACCATGTCGGATCACTCCTATCGCCCGAACAGGCGTCGCCAGAAGGGGGCAACCCCTTCAAGCCCGCCCCATTCACCTTGCCCAAATATTCCACGGGGGGGGTGGGGGGTGTGAAACCCCCTGCTCCGACCGCCGCCGCCCGACCAGACCCTACAGAAACCGCA